AGTTGATATTGAACATTTACATTTAGGTGGTAATAAAGATAATGTAAATAATTTATTCATATCTATGGGATATATACCCACAAAATCATCGGATTTATATGGTTATGACATTGCATTTGAAAAAAATTAATATGATTTCATCACTAAATATTTTAAAAGATAAACATAAAGGTAAAAGAATTTGGATTTGTGGTTCTGGACCATCTTTAATGGATGTTAATCCCAATTTAATCCCTAAAGAAGATATTATTATTTGTTGTAATTCATCAACATACCATTTTCAAAATTTTAATTATGGAGTTTTTACTGATGAAATGGCTAACTACTCTGAATGGTATTTAAATTTAATAAATAAAAATTGTGATATATTACTGTGTAATGAACGTATAAATGTTATTAAAGATAATACAATAATTTTTAGTAAACATAATACTTGGGATTTTAAATCAAGCAATGATAAAGTTATTTGTGGTATAGATGTTATTCATTGTGCCACACACATTGCTTGGGTTATGGGTGCTTCGACAATAATTTTAGTTGGTGTTGATTTGAAACATATAAATAGTAATCAAAAATATCCATACTCACAAGATTTAATAGAATCGGCACCAACTCAATATAAAAATATTATTAGAGAAAGTTCTAGTGCTAATAGTAGTTTAATTGATATTCATTTACAAAATTCTTTGAATGGTTGGGTAAAAATTAAAGAAAAAAATGATTTGAATATTTTGAATATATCTATAGATGGTAATTTAAAAATTTACCCCACTAAAAAATTCGAAGAATTAATAACACAATAAAAATAATGAAAAAATTGGATTACTATGATGGTAAAAATAATATTTGTGGTATATATCATTACCCAATGATTGTTATATTTGAAAATTTTTAAATGAAAATAGTTATAATACAAGAATGTGGTAGACACGAAGCGAATAAAAATTATCGCGAATCATTGAATCTACAAAGAGCGTTATTAAAAAACGATGGTGTAGAAGTAATTGTTTGGGGATTAAATTATCCAAACTTTTCAACCCCATTTTCTGAAATAGAAAAATGGGCTGACGTTATATTTGTTATTGAGAATTACAGACCAGAATGGTTACCAATTAAAGATATACAAGAAAGTAAAAAAATAAAAATATATTGGAGTATTGATAGTCACTGTGTATTGAGTCAACATCAAAAATTATGTTCATTATTAAAGATAGATATTCTTTTAAACTCAACTGAAAGTTACATAACTTATTTTAATAATATAGTTAAAAAATCATTTTGGTTTCCGAATGCGTATCCCGATGACTTAATGTCTCCAATGGGTATTGATAAAATACATAACATTGGTTTTTGCGGTAATTTATTGAATAGAGGTCATTATGTTAACCATTTAGATAAATTTAATATTAAAAAAGATTTATTTGTGATTGGCGATGACATGGTTAAAGCAATCAATTCATATAAAATACATTTTAATAGAAATATATCGAATGATATTAACTATAGAACTTTCGAAACTACTGGATGTGCCACCTTATTAATGACAAATTATACTCCAGGGTTAGAGAAATTATTTAAAATTAATGAGGAAATTGTTGTATACGATGATATTAATGATTTAGATGAAAAGGTTAAATATTATTTAAATAATGAATCTGAAAGAAAAAAAATTGAACTGGCTGGGTACAACAAATCTAAGAATGAACACACTTATTTTAGTAGAAGTAAGTCATTACTTGAGATTATTAATTCATATTAAACATTTTTTTAAAAATAAAATAATTAATATCTTTTTTAAGAAAATGAACTAACAAAAAAAACTAAATACACTATGAATTTTATTAAAATATATTATTTTTAATTATAAAACTTATTAATTATGTCAAGAAGAAAAAATAAAAAATTTACGGAAGAAGAAATTGCGGAGATTGTAGAATACAAATCCAATAAAAAAATTAAAAATGAAAATCCTCTTTTAGATATTAGAATTGAAGTTAAACCAAAAACTGAAAATCAAAGAAAACTAATGAATTCCATTAGAGATAATGATGTTACATTAGCTATTGGACCTAGCGGATGTGGTAAAACTTTTATCGCTTGCTCCCAAGCATTAAAATTATTAAAAGAACACCCAGATAAATATAAACGAATACTTTTAGTAAAATCAATTATTCAATTAAAATCTGAAGATGCGGGCACATTACCAGGTGATATCAACGAGAAGATGAAATATATCATGGCCTCTTATATGGATTCATTTTATAAATTAATTGGTGAAGGATTAACAAATAAATTATTGGAATTGGGTATTATTAGATTTGAACTACTAGGTTCTATCAGAGGGAGAAGTTTTTCGAATGTCATACTAATTAGCGATGAGCATCAAAATATTAACATAGATAATACTAGAACATTGTTAACAAGAATATCTGAAGATACTAAATATATTATCATGGGTGATGGTGAACAAATCGATATGAAAAATAAAAAAGAAAGTTCTTTAGAAATAATTGCTGATAAAATGATTAAGAACAAAGTTGAGGGTGTTGATGTCGTTAGATTAGAAGATAACGATATCCTTAGACATAGATTAACCTCTTATTTCTTAAATTTATTTAGATAACCCCCCCCCTATTCATTTATAACTCATTAAATCCTAATCATCCAGAGGTTAGGATTTTTTATTTCAAAAAATAATTAATTAGTGTTTACAAAATAGGATATTTTCATAAAATTATTCTATGACAATATCTGTTGATATAAATGAAGTTTTAAGAGATTTTTTAGGTAAACTAAAAAAGACTTATACCAAATATACTGGTAAAGATCCGATTGAACCCATCGAAAGTTTAGATTTAACACAATATTTTATCTTTGATGATGAAGATGAAACATTGGAAACTTTCTTATATGAAGAATCCTCATTGGAAGTATTTGGTCACGCGGATGAAATAAGAATTAATACTATTTCATATCTTAATCAACTAAATAATGAGATTAAAAAGTTAGGTCATAAATTAGAGATTGTTGGTATTGAAAAAGGTAATAGTAAACCATCCACATTATTCTTTTTAAGTAAAACTAGTTGTAAGGTTGATAGAATCAGATTTGTATCTGATGTGACTGAAATGTGGTCAGAAAGTGATATTATCATTACCGCCAACCCAGAAGTTATTTTAAATAAACCAAAAGATAAAATTACAATTAAAGTTGAATCCACATATAATCAAGTTGTAAAGTCTGATTATGTGGTTGAAAAACTAAAAGATATTATCGAACAAAATCTAATCGATAAATTAACAAATAGTATAACCATAGAATATACTGATATTAATGAGTAATAAAAAACAAAAACCCTACCTAGAATTTGGTGGTAATGTATTTTACATCAACCTAGATTCTATTCTGAATGTAATTAAAATTGATTCATCAGAAGAACCCAACAATAAACCAACGATTATTGTTGAAGAAAAATCCAAGAAAACTAAATCCAAGAAGAAACCTGAACCGATTCAAGAAAATGATCCTTATTATCCTACGGAAGAGGAAATGATGTTATTTCGTGAAATGAATTCTGGTATTCAGATTGATGTTTCTAAATGGGAGATATTACGATTAATGATTGAGGCAATTATGAATTTACACGTTGAAGTTGATGATAAATTGGGTATTGCCGGATTAAATAATAGTACACCAATCCCGTTCAAAATCGCATTTAACACTCTATTAAAATATAATGTATTAGAGGAAGAAGAATAAAAAAACAAAAACAAATAATATGGAAAACACAACAAACAATCAGGTACAAGAAAATTTAAAAAAGTTAGAAGATAAAAATTTTGGTTTTTACTTCTTTGTGATGGACACAAAAAATAATCCAGTAGGTTGGGTGGCAAATGTTTATGAACACGCCAAAATGTTAAATGATTTAGGATATAATTCCTACATCTTACATGAAAAAAACGATTATACCAGTGTTTCAAGTTGGTTAGGTGAAGAATACGCATCATTACCTCACGTTTCAATTGAGGCGCAACAATTAAAAATTTCCGCAGCAGACTTCTTGGTTATTCCAGAAATATTTGCCAATATTATGGAACAGACTTCCAAGATGCCTTGTAAAAGAATCGTATTATCACAATGTTATGATTATATCTTGGAAATTTTAAATTTAGGTTCTAGTTGGTCTGATTATGGCATTACTGACGTAATTACTACAACCAAAAAACAAAAGGAATATATCAATTCATTATTCCCATCAATTAACGTAGATTTAGTACCAGTTAGTATTCCAGAGTATTTTACAAAATCAAGTAAACCTCAAAAACCTGTTGTCGCAATTAGTACTAGAAAACAAGAGGATATGTTAAAAATCGTTAAGACATTCTATTTAAAAAATCCTTTATTTAAGTGGGTAACATTTAGAGATTTAAGAGGTATCCCTAAGAAGAACTTCGCAACGACATTATCTGAGTCTTGTGTTTCTGTGTGGGTTGATGATATCGCTTCTTTTGGTACTTTCCCTATCGAATCAATGAAATGTGGTGTACCAGTTATTGGTAAAATCCCTAATGTTGTTCCAGAATGGTTAGAAGAAACTGATGATCAAAATAATGTTTATATCAAGGATAATGGTATTTGGACTAATGATACATTAAAAATCGCGGATTTAGTTTCAACCTATATTAGACTTTGGTTAGAAGATAATATCCCTAGTGAAATCTATGAAAAAATGGATTCATCTGTTAATGGAAAGTATACGACAGAAGAACAAAGAAAAGAAGTTGAATCAGTTTATACTAATTTGATTCAAAAGAGAAAAATGGAATTAGTATCATTATTAAATAACAATACAGTAAACGCATAATAAAATGAGTAAAATTAGTGTAATTATCCCAATTCATACAACAGAAAATAATTTAATCCTTTGGTTAAAAAACGCAATTAAAAGTGTGGAGAATCAATCAGTACGCCCAGATTCAGTGTTAATCGTAAGAGGTACTAATGAAGAATTGAAAAAAGAAATTGAATCAATTGATTTAGGTGATATTAAAGATATCGTGAGAATTGTTGAAAATAATACTGGTAAAGAAGATTTCGCATCACAAGTTAATTTTGGTGTGACACATATAGATACCGAATATTTTAGTGTACTAGAGGCAGACGATGAGTATTCTAAAATCTGGTTTAAAAATGTAAAAACCTATATTAGTTCGTATCCTGAAACTGATATCTTCTTATCAATGGTTGTTGAAACTGACACATCTGGAAATTTCTTATCATTCACCAATGAACCAGTTTGGGCAAAAGATTTCTCAGAAGAAATGGGGATTATTGATGAAAATACCATTCAAAGTTATCCAAACTTCAATACAAGTGGTATGGTAATTAAAACTGAAAAATATAAAGAATTTGGTGGATATAAATCATCAATGAAATTAAGTTTTATCTATGAATTTTTATTAAGAATGACTCACAATAGTTGTAGAACTATGGTTATCCCTAAATTAGGTTATAAACATACCAATCAACGCGAAGGTTCTTTATTTAAATCATATAAAGAATTCATCAACCCAGATGAGGCTAGATTTTGGATGAATTTGGCAAAGAAGGAGTACTTTTTCACTCAAGACAGAGATATAACCTATAGCGAATAATACGATGAGTGGAAATGTCACAAACAGAAAAAAAAGAAAATGTTACCCCAAGTATACCCTATTTTGGTGTAAAACAAGAGAAGGCAGTGGTTAGATTTATTAAGGAGAAAAATCAACTTAAAAAATCTAAAATTTATGAAGAGCATCTAAAAGAGCCATTGAATACAATGATAGAGAGTATCATTAGGAGATATAAATTATATGCGAAAGATATGTCGTTTGAAAATCTTCATTGTGATACTCTATCATTTTTAATGACAAAGTTCAATAAATTTGATCCTAGCGAAAATAAGAAAGCCTATTCATATTTTGGTACCATTGTTAAAAATTACCTATTAGGTAGGATAATTAAATATGAAAAAGATGTGAGACAATTTTCATCATATGAAGATATGTACCACAATATCGATAGTAATGAGCAATATAGTTATACGATAGATAATCCATCTAGTAACATTGAAGAATTTTTTAAAGACATTTCTAACAAAATCAGAACTAGGATGGAAACTGATCGTAAAATGAATGAAAATGAATTAAAAGTTGGTGAGGCTTTATTGGAATTGTTATCTAATTGGGAGGATATCTTTGATAATAATGTCTCTGGTAGTTCAAAATTCAATAAAAATAGTATTTTATCGTTTATTAGAGAATATACTCTACTAAATACAAAAGATATTCGGATTTCCATGAAAAAATACAAGGAATTGTATAAATTTGTGAAAAATGATAGATTGGACAAAGGACTCATTTGAGAAATCAGTTTCATTATATTTATATGGAAAATAAATAAAATGCCTAGACCTAAAAAAACCAAAATCAGATTAGATGTTGATAGTATGTCTGGTTTGATGCAAGAAATCTATAATGATTGTCTTAATGTTCAGAGAAAAGCTCAAACCGATATTACTGAAAGAAAAACTCAATTAAAGGTTGAAGATTCCCATGATGCTTACCAGATTGGTAAGGTTAATAATGAATCTTTAAAGATTATTGATTCCGCGGTTGAGAAAAAATTAATGTTGGCTAAATTACAAGCCCAAATATTGATGAATAATAATCAGAGTGAGGAAAAAGTTAATACACCAAAGGCTCTAAGTGATGATGATAAAAAATTACTCAGGGAAATGATGAAGGAACAAAAAATAAAGAAAGATGTTGATTATGATGTTTAATTGATATGGATCCTAAACAAAGTAAATTAAAGGTTGTTAATGACATAATTGCTTTTAAAGCGAGTTGTGACGGATTCCCTACGTTAAAATTAAACAATTCTTTGCCATCAATATCTAATGGATTAAATGCGATTGCATTCTTACTAGACTTAATTAAAAGTGTTGTTGGTGTCGAAGCCTTAAAAGAAAAGTTAATCGATATGCTTAGTTATGAGGTTGAAGGTTTTGAGTTGGCAATTAAAAAAACATTAAAATCTTTAATTAAAGAAGTTTTTTCTTGTAACATTAGCCCAACCATTCCTTTAAGTTTAATCAGTAATGGTATTAACTTTGATTTAGAAAGGGTGGATTTTTTTAACATATTAAAAGTTGATCCAAACTCAGTCGAGGGAGGGGTCATTTATGGTAATCCAGATAATGATTTTAATTACTTCTTATATGACACCATTCAATTAGGTTCACCTAATACTTGGAAGAACATACTAATTGTTACGTACATTCAAACTGGCGCATTAGTTGATGGTCAAGTGAAGAATAATGTTATTAACATTAAAATACATCCATCTTATGTGAATAAAAGTATTTTTACATTCTTAACAGATTTCATTGATTCAATGAGATTTTTACCAGAAACAAATACGACACCAAGAATCATAGATACAGTTTTTGGTACAATTTCTAGTTCAATATCGAAAGATTACTTCAGTCTAAAAAAAGAAGCTGAATTTGAACAATTGATGGATAAAATATTATATAATACAGTTGAGGTTGAAACAGAAATTGATAATACATTTTTTGAGTTTTCAAATCAAGAGTTATATGATATAGAAAAAAGAGCCTTACTTTTACAAACTGGTACACTAATTTTAGAAGAATGTCAATCAGTAGTATCACAAGTTAGTTTGGAAAGTGTGACTAATCTATTAAATTCGTTGAGTGGTTCGACTACTGCTGGGGAAAGAAAAACTATTTTAACGAAACAATTACAAATACTTGCGGATGAATCAAGTCAAAATGTTTCGGAAGAAAATAAAAACATTAGTGATTTACAATTTTTTCTAAGATTAATTAAGGGTTTAATAATGGTTATTTTGAAAACATTAATTGGTCCAGCGATGGTCTTAATATTTTCAATTTATTTGAAGTTGGCATATGGTAATTTAAATTTCAATACATTAAAAGATTTTATAGTTAATAATAGTAAGTTTTATGTGGATATGGTTAAACGAGTTATGATAGAAACCATACAAAAAACATTATTAAGATTTTTATTTAACGTATTAAAAGAAATTATTATTTGTAATTTAGTTAATAATACAAAACAAATGCAAAAACAATTTCAATCAACTATGAAAGGTTTAACTGGAAGTAGAGCGATAGAATTATTACAATTGGCAAATAACTTATCATCGTTAGGTATTAGATAATGAATAATTTAAAATCAGTATTAGATGCGATTTCTGCGTTATTGAGGACGAGTATATCATCGGCACCAATAATACCGCCACCATTAATTTTAGTAGGTGGTGCACAGAGACCTGGTATGAATTCTAGATTAATTACTACTAGAATCATAACAAGGAAAAGTGAAGCGGGTGCACCAGTTGGACCATTATCATCAGGCTCAGAGAGTGTTGATGAAAAAATGGAAAGAATTAGAATAGAAGAAATTGTAAATGCGTTAATAAGTGAGGCGAGGATTACAATCGTAATACCACCAGGAACACCAGTAACAACAGTTGGTGGTAACGCGGGTGGTCCAGTATTATCACAAGGAGTAACAACAAATTACACACAAGGATATGGAATCATTCAATAATAATTTCAGTGAACTATCCAATACCAATATCAAGGTAAAAATAAAAGAATTTGGTATGGAATATGAATTCACAAAACAACAAATTGTTAAACTTTGTGATAAGTTGGAAGAATTGGAAAAAAATTATAAAAAGGCGAAGGAAGAATTAACTAAAAGAGGTGTAGAATGAATTTAAACGAAAAATCAATAAGAGATTATAAACTCCAAATATTATTTGATGGAGAAGTTATTTCTATTGATGATCCATATAGTACTGGTCAAATTAAGGTAAGATTAAATATTGATGGTAATAATCCAGATTCTGAAATACCAATCGCCTTACCATTATTACCTAAATATATCAATGTTTTTCCAAAAGTTGGTGAAAGGGTAACAGTATTAGTACCCAACGTAGAATTGGGTAATCAATCGTCCAATAGTTCAACAAGATATTGGATTGGTCCATGGATTTCCCAACCTCAAAAATTAACTGGAGAAGATTATATCAATTCATTTTCAGATAGACCAGATGGTTATATTAAATTATCTAGTGGGTTAGAAGTTACACCAAACGCGGATGGAATTTATCCCAAAAAAGATTATGTTGCGATTCAAGGTAGAAATAATTCGGATTTAATATTTAAAGACAAAGAAGTATTATTTAGGTCGGGTAAATTCGTACCATCACAACCAAAACAATACAATGATAAAGATCCAGGATATATTCAAATTAGATATCTAACAGAAGAGGATCCTTCTGTGACTAATACAACAAATACATTAGGTAGTAATATTAACATTGTTGGTAATTATATTAATATTTTGAGTCATAGGGGTAATACCTCAAGTAAATTTGTTTTAACAGATAGGGAAAATATGATTTCAAATCAAGATCAATCTTATATTAATCTAAATACACATCCAATACCATTTGGTGATATTTTGGTTAATTTCCTTAAATTAGTGAAAAATTTTGTTGCCACACATAGTCATCCATACCACGCGATGCCACCAGATCCAGATGAAAGTGTAACTAAACTATTAAATTTCGATTTAAATAGTATTTTGAATAATAATGTAAGGACAAATTAATTTATCTAAATATTTATAGATAAAGTAAAACATGGTCATAAGAACTTACATAGAAAAAGATAATACACTAATTAGTCATAGTAGATTAAATACTGGATTAAATTCTATAACAGAATTATATTATGGTGGTGAGGGAGATAAACAAAAATACACCAGACATATCTTCTATTTCGATGTTGATAAGTTAAAACAAGAATATAATAAGGGTAATTTAGGTGATTTGAGTCAAGTTAACCACACCCTTAAAATGACCAATACATCAACATTTAACCCAGATTTATTGGGTAAAAAAACCTCAGATTTAAAACAAAGAACATCATCATTTGATTTAATCTTATTCAGAGTACCAGAATTTTGGGATGAAGGTGTAGGATTTACTTATAATTGTGATACTTGTGCGGAATGTAATATTAATTGTGAAGGGTCAAGTTATAGTCCAAGTAATTGGTTCTATCGTTCTGGCGTAGATTTGTGGACAACTTCTGGAATATATTCGGGTTCAAGTAGTGGTATGACAATAACCACACAACATTTTGATTTGGGTAATGAAAACCTTTGTATGGATATGACATCAACCATTAATGATTTGATTACCGGAACAACCGAAAATTATGGATTTGGTATTGCGTTCCCATCAGAAATTGAGGATATTCAAACCTCAGAATATAATTATGTGGGTTTTTTTACTAGACATACACAAACCTATTTTGAACCATTCTTAGAGACAAAATATAGTGGGATTATTGATGATGATAGGTCAAAATTCTACATGGATAAAAATAATAATCTATGTTTATATGTGAATTTGGGAAATACTCCAACCAATTTGGACAATATCCCATCGGTTGACATATACGATGATCAAGATAATCTTTATTTATCAATTCCATCATCTGGAGTTTCACACGTAATGGAAGGAGTTTATTGTGTAAATTTATCAGTACCATCATCGGGATATACAGATTGTACAACATTTACGGATATATGGAAGAACATATCAATAAATGGGGTTTCAAGACCAAATGTGGAATTAGAATTCGCCTTGGTTAATGACGATTCTTGGTATAACTTGGGAACAAATGAATATCAACCGATTAATTATGGGATTGCGATTAGTGGGATTAAGAGAGATGAACGTATTAAGAGGGGTGATTTAAGAAAGATACTTGTAACGAGTAGGGTACCTTATTCCATAACTAAAACGGATGTAATAGATGGGTTATATTATAGATTATATATTAAGGAAGGTGAAGCGGAAGTTACGATAATTGATTGGGATAATATTAATAAGGCGTATAACCATAATTTCTTCATGTTAGATACATCTTGGATGATACCAAACACATATTATTTGGATATTAAACTTATCAACAATAGACAAGTAACCATATTAAAAGATGTGATGAAATTTTTGATTGTTAACGAACAAGAAGTTAGTTGTTAACCCCCATAATTTCCATTATTCTATCCTCAAAATCGGAGAATAATGAATTTTCTATGTCAAATAATAAGAAATAGATATCTTCCTTGGTCATTTCGTTAATATCAAAATTAACAGGAATTTCCACAGTATCTTTGGAACCCGATAATTCTGGAATTGGAAAATCGCCATCAATTTTATAAACCGACATATCGAATGGAATTGATGCTATTTTACCTTTATTGGTTAACATTTTATCGTATTTGTAATCGATTATAATATTCCACTTGGCTTTAAATTGATTTTCTGTATAATAAGATAAATAAAATGAGAAACTAGTAAACCCTTGCCAAACTGAAACAGAAAACGATTCTCTACCATATTTTTTAGTTAATTCAGAAACCTTTAACCTACCTTTAGCGTAGTCCTCTATAACACTTGGACTAACTTTATTAACAAAATTTTGGATTGCCTGATAAACAATCTCAGATTCATAAGTTGATTCATATTCTTCCTCAACATCTTTAAACAAGTATTCTCTATTCTTTTTATAAAATGTCGATAATTTCATTGAATTGGTAAAATTAAAACCCAAATCTTCCAAACTATCAATCATTCCATTAATATTAAGACTACTCTCTTTACCATATTTTCTATGTAGATACTTCAATGTGGATTTCTCTGCGTTAGTTAATTTGGATAGGACATCCAAAACTATTGTTTCTGTGACAATTCTTCTCATAACCATAAATATAATGATAATATTAATTGTTTAATTTTAGTTCAAATTTGAACAATCCACAATCCCAAATTCTATCATATCCCAATTCAGTCATTAATTGTTTCTCCGTTTTTGAAAAATCTAAATGTGGATATCTTTTTTTAAGATTATTTTTACCAAAACCAAACTTGTGTAATCTTTTATGTTTATGTATTTTTGAATTATAATATCTATAATCTGGTCTTAATATATTAACCAATTTAAAACCCAACTTAGTATAAAAATTATTATTCGCGTCCAATACCCATCTTATATCGCCGAAACTAATAATTGAGGATGGTGAATATTCTTTTATGAAATATTTTAATAACTTATCCCCAACTCCTGGTATTCTATAGTTTATATTGGTCGCGAATCTGGTTAATTCATAGGAATTATCATCACATTTATTTGACATATTTCGTTTATTATCGAATGTCATTACCGCCACCAATTCATCATTATAATACGCGCCGAATGATATTTTTGATTTATCTTTACCTTGAATGTGATACGTATCTAAAAATTCATTTTTTTCTTTTTGAGAGATGATACTTATTTTACATTTTCTCGCCCCAATTAATTGATTGGTATTCTTACCACATAGATGACTAAGTTTATTTTTAATGAGTTCTTTATTGTTCAACCATTCATCTTCGAATATGTGGATTAGTTTATAACCTATTTTATTACACTCGGTAGTTTTATTTAAATGGTATCTAGAGTTCTTACCCATTTTTTCTGTGTGATAATATAAACCATTATATTCAATAGCCAAATTTATTTCTGGTATCATTATATCAATTTCTTTACCATTTAGTATCTGTCTATTTCTATTTTTTTCCACTTCAAACCCCAAACTTTCTATGAAATTTTTTATTTCAATTTCAGATTTAGATGTCCACGTAGGTTTCATATTGGTATTACCAATAATCGCGTTTTTACTAAATGTCAGTGTCAAATTATCTGATGCGATTTTTTGATTGGGGTATAGTAGTTTATATTCTTTAGGGGTGATATTGTGTCTATTAATTAAATGTGTGTTACTAATTATTCTCATCTTTTCGCCACATAAATTACAGATGACATAATTTTTGGGGTCCGATAAAAACTTTCTCCTTTCCTCTTTTTTATTTACAGTTTCTTTCTTTATTTTAATTTCTTCAATTATTTCTATAATATCAAAATATTCTTCGTACCATTTTTTACCATTTTCTATTTCATATTTTTTTCGTTGATAGGTATTAGTCGGTATTTTAACATCCCCATATGTTTTAATAATGTGATTAGTTAATACACCAGATAAATTATTTGGATCATCTATCATAATACCGGTAGTTTTACATTTTGCCACCAACTTAAAACCATTAATTGGGGTTAATTTTTTAATTTTATTTTTCTCGATTTCTGAACTATTCCTCATCTTAATCTTACCACCTTTTTTATTAATTAAGATATCATTTTCTTTTAAAATTTGTGTAATTTTTTTATGACCAACTTTAAATTTTTCAGCCAATTTATGTGTACTACCAAGTTCTGTTTGATATAGATTAATAATATTAATAATATCTTCTTTTGTTAAATTAGTTTTACCCATAATATTTAATTTTTAATAAAATTAATAAAATAAATTGAAAATGTCAAATTTAAACCATTTAAATTTTGTACCTAAAAATAAATATATGACTCAAATTAAATTTTATCCAAAAAAAAAGAGGGACATAAGTCCCTCTTTTAAGTTATTGATTTATAACATATTAACGTAATTCTCTTACATCAAATGTTTGGATACCATCAACACGAATTGCTCCATAGAAGCGATTATTTACCATCTTTTTCGCGTACCTGGTCATAATACCTTTTACTGGTGCGAAATTGAATGGATTATACATTGTTGGTGTTAATTGAAGTGGTACATAAGGTGCGTAGATATAACCTGTATCTAATAAAGATTTACCTTTATGTCCAATTACGATTGAATTTGCTGGTGCATAAGGATCACGATACACAGTGTAACGTCCACCTAAACTACCGATTCTTTCGATACCCATGTTATATTGATCTTGCTCAGGGTTAGCATTTGATACGTGGAAGTATTCCAAATCATCAAAAATTGCAGAAACCTCAGATGATACTACGATAAAGTTAGCACCACCACGAAGTGTTGATTTATGGATTTGAGCAGAAACTTGGTTAATTTTAGTAATCAAAGTTTGATTCCACTCTTTTTGTGTGTATGGAGTAGCAGCGGTAGAAACACGTTTCCATCCGTTGTAATCCCAACGTAATTGCCAAGCAGCACCTTTACGTAAGTCACGTAAAATTTCACGATCGATTTCAGCAGCAACTTGTTCAGATAATAAAGCTGTTAATTCAGCTTCAGCATCGATGTTGTGGAACGCAGAAACGTCTTGTGCTAATTCTGGAGACCAACTAGCTCTTAATTTTCTTTCAGTAACTGAAACAACTACTTCGTCCAAACGGAAAGAAACTTCACCCATTTCAGCAGAAAGTTCTAATGAACTATATTGTCTCCAACCGATAACGAAAGATCCAGTACTTGCAGTCCATCCTGACTCAGCACCAGTATATCCATCAACTGTGTTAGTACCACAAGATACACAAGCAGGGTGAGTTAAATCAACTTCAATGTATAATTTACCTTCAGCATCACAAATATCACTATATTGTACGATACCTTTACCATATTTTTGAGTTACCAAACGGAATGGAACTTCATCACCAACGTTAACGATTAATTTACCATCGTTATCGTAGATAGCAGCAGAAGCTACAACTGATAAAGAAGCTAAGAATTCTTCAGAATCCATTTCATTTCCATTAGGAGAATCAGATCCAGGAGAAGAGTTACCCATTCTACCAGCACGTAATGGATTGAATCCAGTTACTTCGATGATTTGTTTTCTAACTGAGTTATCGAACGCAGTTGCATTAGTTCCTTCAACAAATTCATTACCGTTAGTACAAGCAGTAAATACTACTGGAGTACCAGTTGCAATGTTGATTGTTGCAGTTCCTTTTGAATGATCATAAAGACCATCGTTATAGAATCTATCATACAAAGATTTTGCACAACTAGAGAAAGTTGCAACTGAACAATTGAAACCAGTTACACACTCAGGAAGTTGTCCAGAGATGATAGGGTTTTTAGCAGTAGCACCAGCAGCATCACCTGAATTAGGTGTGTTTTGCCAATTACCACTTTCAATTTTATCAGACGTAACTGGTACGAAGAAGAATAACTTACCGATTGGCATGTTCATTGCTTGTACAGATACGATATCGTTAGCTAATAATTTAGAGAAAACACGTCTTACGATAGGGAATACTACAGTTTCGAAAGAACCTGAAGCATCAGCAGCAGTCGTAGATTCGTTCAATAAGTGAGAAGCTTGATTCTCATATAATTGAGCGATATTTTCTTTAACATGACCTTTAAGGCCTTTAAGGAATCCTAATTGATCCCATTTGTTGATTGTTTTTTGACGGATTTGTTTTAGGTGCTCAAGACCAATATTTCCAACCTCGCCAGAATTTAAAAGATGTCCCATTTTTTTATCTTTTGTTTTTTTGTTATTTTATTTTATTATTATATTCTATTGTCTAATTTTTCCATTAAACTTTGAATATTTTTGATTTGAGGATCTACATAAACAGTAGATTCTTTAATCATAGAACCCTTAGAAACAGTTTTATTAACTTTATTATCAATTGATTCATTGATAGGAGTTCTAACAACTAATTCTTCAGAAATCACTTTGTAAAGATTTTTTGATTCTTTAAGATTAATTACCGAATCAAATCTTTTTAAAATATTAGCTTTTTCTTGTTTAGTCGTTGAGTGCTCAGTAAACAATTTTGTTGCATAAGTCAAGTTGGTATTGAAAAGAGCGATTTCGTTTAACTTATCTCTGAAAATTTTCAAGGCGTTTTTATATTCGTCTTGTTTGTTTTCAAACTCTTTTACTAATGTTTTAAGTTCCTTATTTTCGCTAACCAATTGGTTCATTTTAGCTTTATAAGTTTCTTCCATTTTACCACCAGTCTTCATGTTATTACCAAAAGTGGAGTAACGATTACGTTTGATGTGTTGTTTATTTTCATCAATTTCTTCCTCTTCTTCAGATTCTTCTTCATCCATTTCGATTTCGTAAATAGTTTCTTCTTCCTCTTCTTTTGACTCATCGTACATACCCGAACCACATTCGTTGCACATTTCATCATCTTCAGATTCTTCTTCATCCATTTCGATTTCGTAGATAGATTCAGTACCTTCTTCAAGTTGAATTTGATATTCAGCACCAGTTGACTTGTCTTTCAAGTTAACATTCTTGCCATCTTTCACAACTTCAATTTCGTCTTCATCACTCATCTTTTTGAAAACTTTTATTACTTCATCGTGAGGTGCCATAGTTAGGTCAATTTCTTGTGATTCAACATCACCTTCATCACCTAAATCTTCTGTACCTTCAAGATCAGAAATTTCAACATCCATTTCTGGGGTTTCCATTTCCTCACCAGCTTCTTCCTCAGTAGCTTCTTCAGACTCTTCTTCTGATTCTACTTCAGATTCCTCACCAGCATTTTCTTCCGTTTCGGAAGCTTCCATTGTTTCAAGCTCTTCACCTTCAGATTCTTTAACATCTACTTCTTTAACCTCTTCCTCTTCTTGTTCAGATAGGAAAGATTCTTTAACGATGTCATCAATTTCTTGCCTCATAGTAACAGCAAGTATTTCTTTCGTGTTTTTTTTAAGAGACTCTTGAAGTTTTTCTGCTTCAAGAAGAGCTTCTTCAATAATTGATTTTGCCATCTTTCTTTATTGTTTTTATTGTTATTTTACTAACATTTTTACATTATGACAATGTAACTTTACTATTAGTTATAGATAAGTATGTTGATACTTTAAAAAGTTCAATTTTTTATTATAAAAAGTGTAATTATTTTTTTTACTCTTCACTTTTTTTACGTTCACCAGTTATAGATTTCAATTTCTCATCATAAGAAACTTTAAGTGATTCCAAATCTTGACCCATCTGATTCAACTCAGTTGCATCCTCTTCGGTAAAGTAATACGCATCTTTTGGTACAGATTTATCTGAGTTTAATTTGATAAATAAAAATCCCTTCTTAATATAAGGATCCTTACCAGAGTTGTCATGTCGTCCTTCGGATGATTCTGATTTTTCAACCATGGAATATTTTTTTCTCAATTCTTCTAGTTGAGATTCTGTGATTCTAATTTTCATATTAATCGTTTAAAAAATTATCTAGACTATCTATTATTAATGGTTTTTTTGTTTGTCTTGATTCTACGAATGGTGCGGATTCTTCTTTTTGATTGAATATCCATGAACCTGGTGTTGATGGTGACGTAACAACATCCCAACATATTAATTCAAAATCATCTTGTACATAATTTTTACCATCTTTCTTATCCAATGAACCAACACCTCTAGATGATACACCAATCATAATACCCTTTCTAATTAGATTGGCGATTTGGTCACCTTGACAAGAGATAATACCATGATTAATGAAACCTGGTGACATAATAACCTCTAGTTTACCTAGTAATGTATTACCTTCCCACCATATTTCTGTTATATTATGTGATATTCTATCCACAGAAATAATGGAACTCTCTGGGTGATCGGCCTCACCTAATGCCCTATTTTCTTGAATTATCTTCTGGTAATTTCTTGATTCTCTCTCCAAAATTTCTCTTGGATAAATTCTACCATTTCTATTCTCAACACCACATTTCTGTAATACGGCATATAGAACTAATGGTTCCTCAATGATTCTTTGACCAGAATCAAGTTTTTTTATTTCGTTTATAAATTTTTGATTATCTTTTGGGGAAATAAAACCAGAATCGTATTCAATAAGAACACCATGTCCAGTTTGCCCAGGTTTTAATACTTTAGTCATTATTCAAATCCTTTTCAGATAAATATTGAGAAGTTGAATAAAGTGTTATTTCTTTTTACCTAAATTAATTTTATTGACATATAGGTGATTATGGTGAATATCCAGATATTTATTAATAAAACAAATATCATGAAAAAAATAGTACTATTACCACTACTATTGTTACTTTCCGTTTCTACTTTTTCTCAAGATAATTCTTCAAAAGTAGAAGAAAATGTTGATATTACAATGAAATTAGAATCTGTTACTAATATGTTGAACATGAGTCAATATAAAATTGAGGTTAGTAATACAGAAATTGTGATAGTTAATTACTATGATAGATACATTAAATTATTACCAGGAATTCATAGAATAAAAATCGAGGCGGATTATGAGGCACACATTAGAATCGCACCATATACCGCTGATATTGAAAATCAATCAACCTATAGTAGAATAATTGAGGATGGTCAAGAAGATATTAATTCCCTTACCGGAGAAATTACGATAAGGGATTATGTTGAATTTTCTATCTGTGATTATTTCTTGGAGAAGAAATAATTATTTTGATTTGGTGAATTTAAAATAATCATTATTTTCCAATATATCTTCAATTACCATGTTGGATAGATTGGTCATACGATTAATTGTGAGTGGGGAATTTATTGGGTTATTTGAGTTTTGGAATAATGTAACCTCACATGACATAAAACTTTTTTTACCGTAATGAACGCCAGAAAATCTCATATCCAAATCAACAATTGTATTATTCTTTTTAAAATCACTTTCACTTAAATTATTAAAGATGTGTTGAGATATTCTTTTACGTAATTCTCTGATAACCCTTTCATAATTAATTTCATTATCCAATTTAGGTTCTCCCCAACCAGATATGTTTAAATAAATTGTTTTCGCGATTTTATTATTTAATGTCCCAGAATAGACAGTATAATTTTTGTTAGATTTAATTGAAATCTCTTTTCCCTTTTTCATTCATCATTGTCATTACATTTTCGTTATATATTAATACAATAATAACGAAAAAAAATCTTCAAGACAACTATTTTTGAACAATAATGAATTATTTTTTAAATGTGGAAAATAAATTATCCATCATTATTTTAATCAGGTTTTTTGAATTCTTTTTATTACCCGTAATTACACCCAAATTTTCCAATATGGAGATAAGATATTCCATATTAATATAGATAAATAGGAATGTGTGAACCCAATTAAACATGGCGTGTGCCATTGAACCAATAACATCTTTATGTGACTTATATTCTATACTTAATGAATTGGTGATGAAGATTAATGAGAACCAAACCAAAACTTTTAAACCAAATCTTCCGAATTTTTTTGATTCAATCTTAACCTTTTTAATTTTTGATGCCATTAAACCAGTTACCAATTCAAGAATCATTAATAAACCAAATGACATAATGGTTAAATGTTCCAATCCAAAATATTTCTCAATAAACGCCGAAATACCAACAATCGGTAATGTTACGTTCATTAAATTAAAATGTAAAAAAGAATTTAAAAAATCAGAACAATCTGAAAATCCAAAATTGGTTACAATGTAGTTAAAAAAAGTTCTCATAAGTTAGATAAATCATTTTTAAGTGAAAATATTTTAGTGATATCTTTCGTGAAAGATTCTCCAATATACTCCATTCTTAATAATTTATCTTTCGTCTTAAGTAACTTTTCTTTTAATTCTACGTCTTCTGTTTGTAGTTTAACATCTACAATATCGATGGTTTCTCGAACAAGTTCAGAATATAATTCATTCTTTTCTTTATCGTCACCATTCAACGCGACTCTAATAACCTTTTTTTCAGACTCAGATAAATTATCATATTTGGTATTATATTTAGATACCATAACACTCGCGAGAACACTTGGTGGTAAAGAAACAGTTGGTGAACTATATTTTTCATTTTCTTTTGGATTCATTACATATGAACGAACAAATTCAAATGATTCTTGTATCTTATCAACATTTTTTGAATCTCTTTTTAATACGATTAAATCGTTTAGACATTCATATAGTTTAGAATTTTCTTCGGAAATGGATAGGTTATTCTTCTCAAGAATACTTAATAATTTGGAATTTTCTGAAATGATTTTATTTTGCCCAAATCTTCTAACGGTTTCAACACATTCTTTTACGTATTCACCCGCCAAATAAGGATCTTCAATGAATTTATTCTCAATATTTGTTAAAACAATAAATTGTGATTTTAAAATCTTACTTTCTTTTAATGTTTTTAGATATTCTTTGAATAAATTTTTTCTAACCCTATCTTTCTTAACGATAGATTCAGTTAATATTTTATTAAAAGTATTTTTTATATTCCCGAAATTATACATATTCTATAACTATAAATATATTGATATTTTAAAAAAATTTTTTATTTTAATAAATTGTCAATATTGTTTGTCATATTCTTTATTTCATCGTTATATTTTTTATTTAAATCGGATACATTCTCGTCATTTTCGTTGACAATTAATTTAACTTTTTCATTGTTTTCAAGACTTTCCATCAATTTATTTAAGTAATTGTCCTTGTATCTTTCTTTTTTTGCCTCATAGGTTTTAGATAAAATTTCTTTTCTCTCAACTAATAAGTTTTCAACATTTTTATTTACCGATTCCGTTGTTGGTGGAGTACTTTCTGTTTCTGGTGGAGTTGTCTCAATGCCACCACCCATTTCTGGGGATTCTAAACCACCTTCTGTTGGTGCGGGCGGAATAACTTCACCACCTTCTGCCACCGGTGCGGGGGTTGTTTCACCATACAATCTATCCACTTTATCGAACATACCAGTTTTCTTAATAACATTAGCCGTATTCGCCAATTCGGCAGCAGCGGCTTTTTCAAGTCTTTGTTGTTCAATATCTAAACGAATTTCTTCATTGGAGAAATTTAATATTTCTTTCTTAGCTCTAGTCATTGACATCGCAGCAAACCCATTACCAGCATCACTAACAGAATCTTTATATAGTTGCATTTTAGCTTGTAAGTGTTCTGTTCTTAATACTTCTGCTTGTGTTGAAGGATTATTTAATGCTAATGTAAAGTTATTTAATTCTTCATCTAAACCTAAAATGAATAAATGTATGATAGCTATTTTATTCAATTCTTGTAACATAGATTGTTGAATTCTATTTACTGTTCTAGTGAAACGTATATCTTGTAAAGCCAGATTTTTACCATCTCCAACCGCAGATTCAAATCCTAAAAATGGTTTAGGAATTCTAAGTGCGGCGAACAATTTCTTTTGAAGGTACTCTATATCCGCAATTTCAGAAAGGTTGGAATTTTTTATGTAAACCCCTGATTCTAAGGCGAATGTATGGTAATTATGATAGATTTCGTTGCCATCTACAGTAATCGTGCCAGTATCTATTCTCTCTTCTAGGTATTCTATTTTAACAATTTTATGGTTATAGAATTGATTAATAGACTTCCCCTTATTTTTATCACCATATTTACCCTTTTCTTTATCGACATAATATTGCCATTGGCGAATGTTAATAAATCCTCTTTTGGTGATTTCATTCTGTTTCCATTCTCTAAAGTTTTTAAACCCTTTTTGTTTAACCATTTTTTCCAAATGATTATGTGTAAAAGTGTCTAAGTTAGTTAATGAACTTCTGATTCCACCATTTATCAAGGTGAACTCGGACATAAATTCTGAATTATTATTTAAAATATTCAAAGTAATATCCGCTCTTAGGTGTTTCTCAAACTCATTAACAAACATATTATATAGTTTATCACTAAATGTTAATGTTTGTTTTTTATTGAATACAGATTCCTTATAACCTGGTCTTTCCCAAAGACTTTTAGACATTTTACTAATCTTTTCTTTGGCTTCTGGTGTAGATTTAACCGCACTAATTAATTGACCTTTTAATTTTAAGTTATCTGGATTTTCACACCATTTTAATAATTTTTCGGTAGTCTTCGCCTTAGTGGTTGGGTTATTAATTCTTTCACACCATTGTTTTAATTCTTCCATCGATAAACTATCAAAGAATTTATTGATACCTTCTTTTTGTTTAGTTCTAATTTCTTCTTTATATTCTGGGTTAGAATTTCTCTTATCGTGAAATATTTTATTACCCTCATTTAATTGTTTTCTTATTCTTTTGGCGAAATTAGGGTTATTTTTATATTTCTCAGAAAAGGCCTTGGCCGCAATATGTTGATTTTTATAATGTAATCTAATATGATCTTTGGCGTTCATATAAGTTAAATTATTTGGTGAATTATCAAATCGATTAAAATTGATATGATGTATGGTACAATGTGACATATCTTTATATTCATCCAAATATGTTGTTTCATTAACTAAATTACCTTTGTGGAATTTGGCAACTTCTTTATGAACCCAAACCCATTTTTCTAATTTATTATCAAATATTTGTAGATAATCACTATTTTTATAATAGTTAGTTTTTTTCTTATAAAAAGGCATTAATGAATCACCAACTTTTAATTCATTGGTTGGTACAAATCCTTTAGTTCTATGGACGAATTTATGATCAGGAGTTGCGATAATCTCTTCACCATTATCCAAAGTAATTTTCATTACATCGGTATTTTTTCTGGTTACGCCCGCCCAAGTAATCATACCAGGAACAAACTCACCAGTTTTAGGATTACAAGAATAAACCCACAGATTTCTATTGCCATTATCCCACTCACCAATAATTTCATTTAATGTAAGTGTTCTACCATCCAATAAAGGTATTCTAGTATCCAAAGAGATACACGCACCTGGTAATGTTTCTATCGGACTTCCAGCGGCAGGATCTCTCACTGGGATGAAGAAATCTTGATCATTTGACATTTGATTATACCTTAAATCTATCTGACCAGTTTTAGGATCTACAACAGGAGTTCTCTTAAACTTATTGGCAATTTGTTGTACATATGGTTCAACATCTTTATCATCAATATTACCCACAAATATTTTAAATATCCTTCTCTCTGGTGCCCTTGTTATACGATAGATTAACATCGCATCTTCGGATAACATTAATTGTTTATAAATCCTTCTCGCTTTTTCTAATACAGAAGTCCCATAAGGTAATCTTCTATCATCACCCAATAATCTAAAATGGGCAATTTGCCAAGAGTTAAATTCAAATTCTCTGTTTTTCCAAACAAATTTTAAATCATCACCCTTCTTTTTATTCCTATCCACATCAATAACCCCATTGATTGAGTTATAAACATCACCTTCATGTCTTTCTATTTCTATGTTGGGTAATTGTTTACAATTTACGATACCTTCTTTATCATCAATATCTAAATAAACGAAATTATCACCATATTTTACAGTGTTCCTTGTCCACATTGGTAATGTCGTGTGTATATCTAAACGATTAAAAAATAAATCATTAAGAACTCGTTTAACTCTATCTGATTCAGAATAGATTTGTAATACTTTACCCTTACTATCTTGTGTTGTGGACTCTTCCATTAAGATATCCAACGCGGCGGAAATCTCTGGAAAGAATTCCATTGATTCAAAATCGGTATAAGAGGCAATACGAGTTG